ATAGTTATTTAATGTGTCATATAATATATTAATGTCTGCTACATTTGCTGATATTCTAACATTATGGTCTTGCAAAGTATCTAAATGGTGCGCTAATGAATCATAAACAGAAGTTGTCAAAGTATCGACATCATAATCAGTTGCAAGAAAAAGCAAAGTATCTGACCAATAAAGAACATTTGTTGTATCTAAATATTTAAAAACAGCATCAGCATCAATTAAAGAATCCGAACCACTTAAAATTAAACCTGATTCCGATATGGTAGCAAACCCAGAAATATCGCCGCCTGTTTTTAAAAAGTATTTTATATAATCAATACCAAAACTTTCTTTTATTGTGTCTTTTCCAACAATAAACATTACTTGTGAACCATTTGAAGCATCTACTTTAAATCTTATACTGTCAGGAACTATTGAATTGGAATAAATCCAATTAGTCCCCTTTGCCGTGCTGCTAAATAATTGTCCTAAAGTTCCTTTATCACCATCTGAATCTATTAATGCTGAATCAAGCATAACATCATCACAAAATATATATTTTGTAAACCCATTAAATACCATAGGGTTATCTTGTGCAAATACTCCTATATAAAAAACACTCAAAAGAATTATTAAAATTATTCTTCTCATATTATTGTTTTTAAAAGCCATTAGTTTCAGTTGTAACCCAAACACCGCCTTTACGTTTTTGTATTAACAAATCTAAACTACCGTCTATATATAAACGCCAATTACCATTTTGCCCTGACCCTGTATTTCCTGTAGCTATAATTTCAAGTTCATTGTCCACCGTACCAGAACCCTGAACAGCTAAAACTAAACTGCCATCAGTTAATACTCTTATCATTTGTTTAAATAAAGATTCAGGACTTTCAGCTTTATTTTCACATGTTGTATGTATTGCCATCTTAACTATCTTCTATAATTCTTATTCTGTTATCATCCGTAAATAAACTACGAAAAAAAGCGGAGCAACTTAGCGTATTACTACAATCTAAGTTTATGTAAGTTTCCCCGCTTGTTTCTACATTTAAAAATAAGTTAATACCATCGCTTTCGATAGCACCTTTAAATAATGCTTCGTTTGATAGATTCTTATTCCCGCAATCCATAGTTATACTATATTTGCAAGGTTTACAGCAACATTACCATCTTCATCTAATATAAACATTAGTCTGCTTAATAAATCTAATGAAGATTCCATTCCACATTCTTTACTTGCTGATAACCCTGTGCCTTCTATAAAATCACCTGAAATCATTCTTATTGCGGGTAAACCATCTGGTGCTAAAGCAATAGATTTATTAAACAATTGAACGAAGTCATCGTTATTATTACAAGTAATAGGAGAACCAACAGAAGGATCGGCTGCTGTTGCCTTTATTATTCTAATATAGTTATCTCCATTAGTATCCTGTGTAAACAGTGATTGGAGTAACGTTAAAAAACTAATAGAATTATTTGTACAACTTAAAAAATTATCTGCCATGATTTACCTCCTATTATACAAATGGATTAGCACCTCTAGCTGGGCTATGTGCTGCATCCCATTTAATTGTTCCTGTTATTTTTTGAGGAACTTTCTGTCCTCTTTCGATCATGTAACTGAGGTCTATATCAGCTATAATTCCTTCATTTCCACCAAAAATGAAATTACCAGCGGTGTACCATATTTTCACCCTAGTATTACATTCCATTGTTCTGAAAAATTCGTAAATTTCATCTGTAACATCATCAATATCTATATTTAATGTAAATGATGATGGTGTTGATACTTTTCTGTTATCAGAAATTTCTAAAATCTCTTTTTCAGGAAGAGGTTGATCCCCTGAAACAGTTAATGTTCTGATTTTGTCTATGTCTGCAACATCGGTTTGATCTAATCTTGAAGTCCAATCAGATAAAAGTTCCCAATTTGCAAGATCACTTCCATCATATCCCATGACAAAAACCTTAGAAATTTCACCGAACTCAATTTGTGGATCACAATAATCAGATGTCACAACGGGAAGAAAACTTCCGCAACTTGAAGGACATGTAATTTGATTTGTAATTGACATTTTTTTAAAATTTAATTAATAAAATTATTATTATTTACTTGTTAGGGTATAAATGTACAACATTATTGACCCTGAAAAAATTACAATAAAAAAATACTTTACGCTATTTCCATATTATTATTACAACCTGTAGTTATAATAGAATCAACCGCAAAGCTAACATTTACACGACACATACAGGCATTAGTTTCATCTGTATTTCCTAAATCTTGAAAATCTACTTCAACTTCTACATCTGTAACTCTATTGGATTCTCCGTTTGGAAATGTAATCCAAATATAATCGTGTAACGGCAAAAGGGTTAAAGCATCAGCCATAAACTCAAATACTAAAGTTGAAAAACTATATCTTTTTTGCCACTTCTGAAAAGTTAGAGAAATATCTTTATCTCCATTTTCTACAGCTTCTTCTTCAATAGGATATGTTGGAGATTTTACATTTACATCTAAATAAACTATGTTTCCAAAGTCTGTTTGATATAAAATTCTGTCTCCAAAATCGTATGTGTTACTATATTCTATTTTTAAATATTCCATTTTATATAGGTGAAATCATTGTATCTCTATCAGCTATTCTATATAATGCCTTAAATCTTATTATTGCATTACCCGCAATTGGGTTAGCATCCGCTGATAACCTAAACCCTACAGCAGTATTTTCATCCATTGCTGTTGTAAGATACCCATTCATTTTAAACCATGAGGATGCTGCGGTTTCTACATCTGCATTATGTATTCTTAGAGTAGCATCACCTCCCTCAAATTCTAAATATAATAATTGAGATCCTACATCTAATTGTGTAGTAACTTGAATATATAATACACAATCAATTACATCTATAACCTTACCAACACCTGGTGCTGCAATCATTTCCTGAAAAGTGCCTAAATTTTGTACTTCAGCATTACTTAAAAATCCTTCTTTTTTATAAATACCAGAGACTACAAAAGTACCTATTGCTGTATCTAATTTATCTAAAGCATCTAATGTGCTAGTAGAAGCACCTAAATAAGTTGTACCAGGGGGTATAGCATAAGTTCCATCTGCGTTTAATCCTACTCCTAAAATAATAGCATCATCTTGCGCCGCTCGTGCTATTGCTTCTAGGGCTGTTATTTCTGCTCCTGTGTATTTTTTTGCTTCTGCCACTCCAACCACACCTGCAATAACAGCCGCTACAGGTAAACTTACTGCCGCAGCTGTTAATTCATGTATCTCTTTATTTGCCATAATATCTTATTTTTTACTTATTAATAAATCTGTAACCCCTCCATTATGTTTTAAATAATCCGCAGCGTTCCATTTAATTATATTTGTAACATAATCATCTGTTGCAAAATATCTAAATAATTCTGAGTAATAATAATCCTCACCATCAAATAGCTTTAAATAATATATACAATCTTCATTAAAAACACAATCAAGCTCTTTTGTATCTATTACTTCGTTTCTACCATAATAGCTAATAAAGTCTCTATCTTGTCCTCTACCATCACCCAACTCAGCTGTAGTTAAATCAAAATCAGCAGTAGTTAAAAAACCCGTTATATCTTCTTCAGTTTTTTCCGTTACATTTACCAATGTCATTTCAATATCTATAATTTCCATTGTACTATGAACCCTTCTTATCTGAAATGGTAATATGTAACACCCTACCATAATTAAATACTCACTATGCGTATATTCAGCACATTGCGTTTTATATCTATTCTGTTTTTCCAAGCTATCATAGAAAGGAAAAGGTAAGGGTTGTTTATATTCTATTCTATTTTCCATTATAATTCATACATTAAATTAACATCAACCACTCCTGTATTAAGAGCCTGTTCAGCATCTTGTACTTCACCATCTCCAAGCTCTGTTGTTTTTAACTTATCTGGGTCAAAATCATTAGAACATAATTGATAGCTTAATGTGGTTTGTTTTTTTATTTTTTTAGTAGATTCAAAAGTTGTTAAAATTTTATTCATTGTACCTGTATTAAAAGGTCTATTATATTTCCAATAATTATTTAAAAGATTAGCAATTGATAAATGACCATTAGCTATAAGGTCATTAGATAAAACCCCTATCTCATTTTCTAATTCATTATCAGAATTACATTGTAATAAAACCATCCCTTGATCGGAAACATATTCACTTTTAAAATAAATAGTAAATATATCTGTTGCGAGTTGTGCCGTGTTTCTTTCTAAAATATTTCCTTTATCAACACATCCGAAATCATAAGTTATTTCATTTGGTTTAAAATCTTCTAATTCACCATCTAATATTTCCCAACGTTCTTTTTCAGGTAAATCAAACTTATCATAAGAGTATTTACTTTTTGATTTAATAAACTTAGCATAAGAACCACTTTCAGTTAAATCAGTATCAGAATTATTAACTACACCATAACCACCTCCGTTTTCAAAGAAATGAATATGTTCCCATCTTAAATAATTATCATCGTCAATAAAATAACCACCGTTAAATAATATAGAAAATTCATCCATAAACTCACCAAATGATATATCTAAAATTCTTGCATCATTACTTGCATTAGGTCTTTTTACATCAGACTTTTGAAAAACAATTAAATTATTAAGTTTATTAGTTTCACCTGTAATTTTATTATCACCTTCAAAATATAAAAATGTACTTTTAAACTCAAAACCACAATCTTCTACTAATTTTTCAATTACAGCTTTTAAGGTTCTGCCATTAGATATTGTTAATTCTGTATAAGTCATTTCTACCCATAAAGCTATATTAAAATTACAGTCAAAATATATCAATCTCCAATTCCCATCAATAGTTGGTTTTTGGGGAATATTTTCTAAACATTCAGTAACTTCTATAAGACGTTCATAAGCATTACAATTTTTATACATTAATATAGTTCCATCTACATTACAACTACCTTGCAATGCTGTATAATCAACAACCGTAGGTATTGCACCACCCTCACAATCAAAGCTAGCTCTAGCCTGTACCATTATATAACACCAAACAGATTCCCCATCAACTATTATTTCAATTAGAGAACCACTTGATGTACACCATTTACTCGATGGATAATCATAAGCCTGTGGTATAGCTTCTAATAAATCTTCTCTTTTTTCATAATATATACCTCTATAATACCCACCTTTATGATGTCTTTCCTGAAGAACCACATCATAACCTAAATTTTCAGGTAATTTTGCTGTAACTGTAACTCTAGGAGTTTGGTCTAAAACATTTACAATTACATCCTCTTTTTCTTTAATGCAAGAATATTTATCTAAAGGTTGTGTTTTAAAGGAAACACTACATGTATCTAAATCATATTCTCCGTCTGTTATAGAGAAAAATACCCGCATGTATATACTACTATCACTTCTGTCTTGAATCACGAACAAATGCCTGTAATACTTCCACACATCATCGCTTTGTAAATCATTAAAGAATGTAAAATCATTATGCGAGGGAGTGTTTTTAAATACTAAATTTCCTGACAATCCCTCTCTAAAGAAAAAACTTTTATCATCTTTAGTCCAAGTCTTTTTTTGTGTGTCCGCATTAATAGGATAAACCTGTCTAACTATTTGCGTATAACTATCAACGTCATACGGATCGGATGTTGTATCAGTTAATCTATATATGTAATAATCGAAATTCATTAATTTGTTATTATAATTCGTGTTCTACTACCAAATTTTTCAATTCTTTTATTTCCTTCAAATCTAATATTTCTTTGTTTTAGGTTTTTAGATAATAAAACATTCATTTTATTTATCTGCTTGCTATCATCAAGGTTTACGCTTTGGCTTACATTAATATTAGAATCATTAACCTTTTCAAATGCACCTTGATTTAAAAACACATCTAATTTATCTTTATTTATAGCATTAGTTAAATCAGCTATTAGGGGTTGGTGCTTTTTGGTAGCACTTCTATTAAATATTGATACCATCTCACCGCCTTGTGCTTCTCTATTGCCACCTAAAGATATTCCACCATTTTGATGGCTATTACCTTGTAATACTTCCCGTCCACCTTTTTCATATTTTGTTAAAGCAGAAGCATCTGATTTAAAGCCCTTAAATGCTTGTAATAGTGTTGCTATTGCAATTATACCTAATACTAATCCAACAACAGGAATTTTGCCAACATAATCTTTTAAAAGAATAGATGCTGTACTTGCTAAATTTATAGACTGAGATACACTCTCAATATATTCTTGCCTTTTAAGTGCTTTTTCTCTATCTTTTAATGATTGATCCCTTGCTTTTTTAGCATCTTCTAACTCTTTTTTCCTTACATTTACATTATTTGCAAGACCTTGTGCAGATAAACGCATTTCTATTTCTAATGCGTTTTGTTGTTCTGACACTTGTGTATTTAAAGCATCTACAATTCTTTCTGATTTATCAACTGCTGCATCTGCTATACTTCCATAGGCATCTACAATACTACCCATAACGGGTGCAAATTTTTCTGCGTTGTTTTTTAAATCATCTACGAGTTTATCCCAACCAGCAAGTTCAGGTGGTTTACCTTCTAACATTTTAACTTTTACACCAGCAGCCTCAAGTTGAATTATTAAATTATCTACTTTTAATTTTAACTGTTCAATTTCTTCAGCGGTTGCGTTAGTTCCATTGCTTCTTAACATTAATTCCATTTGTGCTACTGCTACTTCTGCCTCTAACATCTCTTGATCTAATTTTGCTTTTTCAATAGCTGTTTTTCTTCTTATTTCAACTTCAGTATCACCATCTTTTTCCCACTGTGCTTTTTTTTCAGCAAAAACCTTTTTACCTTCAGATTTTAATTTATCATTTTTAAGTTTTTCTACTTCAATTACAGCATCTATAGAATTACCGTTTATTTCTAAAAGATTATTTAAGTGTTCTTGATAATTTTTTTCTTTTTCTACCCCTATTGCTTCGATTTCAGTAGCATTACCTTTTACTAACCTTACTTCTTGAAGTAAAACATCATTTTTATATTTAAGCCCAAGTTCAGAAAGTTTAGTTTCTTTTTCTTTAGTATCTTTTATTAATTCTAATTCAGCTTCAGCAAGTTCGTATTTAGCTTTTAGTAATTTTTTATTACTTTTGACTTCTTTTTTAAGTAAATCATATGCTTCTTTTATTTTTTTATCTACACCTGTATCTTTTTTAAGTAATTTTAAAAATTCCTGATATTTATCTATATCTTTTTGTATTATATCATAAGCCTTTTGTCCTTCTTTTGTAAGAGTTGGAAGTCCTTTTTCTTCAGCTACAATAGACAAAGCTCTTTGTGCCTCAGTTAATTGATCTATTTTTTCCTGCACTTCATTAATTGATATTTCACTTTTACTCCATACATTTAATGCTTTTTCAGCGTTTTTAACTCTTAATTCCTCGCTCTTTATTTGAAACTTTAGCTGTGCTTTTCTTTTTACACCCGCTGTATCTATAAGAGTAGTATTTTTATTTATACCTTCTTGCTCTAATTCATATTCTACAAGCAATCCTTTATGTAAATCTAAATACTCTTTAATTGATTTTTTTCTAGCATCCTCTAAAGATAATCCACCTTTAAAGTATTCTTCCTCGGTATCTTTTATCTCATCCAACAATCCCCCTACTTTATACATTTCATTATAAATCTCTGAATATATCTTCTTCTGCCAGTCAAGGAAGGGTTTATAGTCTATAAGTGTTGTAAACTCCTCTCCACCTACAATATTTTTAGACATTTTAGAAGAACCTAATTGTTCTAATAATCTCAGTGTTTCTTCTAAACTTTTATTTTCTGATTGTAAATCAAATCCCTCTTTAAGATCCTCAAATAAATAAAATTCTTTAAAGTTACCCCCGGCTCTTAAAAAGAAGTCACCAAAAGAATCAGCTACAAACTTCAGGGATTTAGATATAACTCCATCTCCTTTATCTATTTCTAATACAAAAGACTTCCATTTATTTGTTGCTATATCTAATTTACCAGATAATGTTTCTAGTTGAATATTTGCCATTTCGTCAATATCACCGCTTGAATTTTTTAATTCCTTCTGATATTCCTCTAGTGCATCTACATTTTCTAATAACCCTAAAAATGCAGACGAGGCTCTTTTATCTACAAGTTGTAAAACATCAGATAATGTAACACCCTCTGTGCTTAAAATCCTTAATGCTTTAACTAAGTCATCAAAATTTCTAACTGCAAACCCTACTCTAGCTGCTAATTTCCCGCTAGTGTCCGACATTGCTATCATTATATTTCTTAAACCAGTACCAGCTAAAGAACCATAAATTTGCTGGTCTGCTAACTTACCTAATAAAGATGCTGTTTCATCAACGGTTATACCTAAATTATATGCAATAGGGGCAATATATTTTATAGATTCCTTGAATCTAGCCAAATCTAAAGCTGAAGTAGTAAATGCTTTACCCATTATATTAGCAACTCTTTCTGTTTCTATCGCTTCTAAATTAAACCCTCTTAAAGTAGATGCCAATAAAGCTGCTGCTGGTGCTAACTCCTCACCTGCTGCTGTTGCTAATTTAAGAACACCCTCTGTTGAGTTAGCAATTTCTTGAACGGAAAACCCTAATTTAGCTAATTGAACTTGTAGTGTTGCTATGGTTTTTGCATCAAAAATACTTCCAGAGCTTAAACTAATAGCAGAACGAGATAATATATCAATCTCTTTACTTGTAGCTCCCGTAATAGCTCTAACTTTAGCCATTGCAAGTTCAAAATCCTTAATTATATTTATAGTATTTTTTATTCCCCCAATAACAGCATACGCTCCAAAAGTAGATAACATTACCCCTCTTAGTTGCCTAAATATCATGTTTGATTTCTGAGTAGATTTAGTAACTCTGTTTTGAGAAGCTGCTACTCTATTATTAGTACTAGCAACTTGTTTGTTTACGGAAGCATTTTTCTTTAATTCAGTATCTAATTTTTTAACAGCTATTCTTTCTTTATTAATTTCCTTAACTTTTTTTTCTATAGCTTTAAGCTGTCTAATATCCTCTGCTGTATTATATCCTTTTTTAGCCTTTTGTCTTAATATTATTAACTGCTGAAGGATACTTAATTCTTTACGAAGCTTATTATTTAATAGCTGACTTTCAGTTGTTAATTGTTTATACCCTTGATTACCAACATCCTGTAATTGTTTCTTAAAATTACCCGCAACAGTATTTAAACTCTGTAACTGTTGTTTTAAATTGACCAATTGGTCAACCATTGCTGTTAGTTCAACTTGTGGCATTTTATTTCTGTTTTTGTTTTTGTTTATTAGCTTGGTTTTCGTAATTCACAACTAATAAAAAAAACTCATTAATATCCAATACTTGTAACTCAAAATAACTCAAAGCACCTTGAGAAGCTATCTTAGTCAACAAATCCGCCCAAAAAAGGTCAGATTTTATACATCTTTCTTTATAGAGTCTAATTCCTTCTTCACTTTTTCCATTAAAGTATTTTGAGAAATTTCCTCGTAAATTGGTATAAAGTCTGTTGCGAAATTTGCCGAAAAGCGAAAAAAATCAGCCATTGCGATCCCCTCCTTCTCCCAATCAGAAATCTTTTGCTCTGCAAAGAATTCATCCCATTGGGTTAAATCTTCATCTTTAGTAACCATAAACAAAGTACAAGCTAATAAAGCTGGATGTTGTTTATCTTCTAATTTATTACCAATTCCTTCCATTAAATTTAAAATGATATTCCAAGCCTCAATAGTTTTACCTTTATTAGCAAACTCTACGCAGTTTTTTAAGTCATCATAAATTTCCTTAAAAGATTTACCAAATGCAAAGTGATTTTCTAACTTCTCCCATTCCCTAAATCTCTTGATATTTAAAGTATTTTTTATAAAATACTCATTTCCGTTAGCCTTAAAAGACTTTGCATCAAGAGAAATGTGTTTTAATTCCTTATTCATTTATTATCCTTTTTGTTGTTTTTAATAATACTATCATAAAAATACCCATACCTATAAATAATAAGTGACTTACAAAATTATAAGTATCCCAATTAAAATATAAATATCCCCACAAAGATAACTGCCCTGCTACACAATATGGGCAATCACATAATGGTTTTAATAAAAATTCATTCTTAATTACCTTGTGTAACCATTTACACCACCAACCCAATACCTCTTTAGGTTCAGTCAATATTTCTGTATAAACCCATGCCAATACAGCTATTTGAAATGATAAAAATATTTGTTCTATACTTAACATACTATCGGATCTAATTCTGTGTCATCTAAACATGTTTTAGGCGTTCTAAAAGATACGTTAAATGTTAATGAAAAACAATCATAGGGATATGTAACATATTGAGTTTCTTTTTCAAAAAATGTATATTTATTAAACATATCTTCTTTATTTTCATTTTGTCCTACATATTCTAAAACCATACCATTAAGATAGTTTGGTATATTTGGTAGAATTGTTGGCATATTATGTAATATATCCAATATTAATCTACTGGGTTCTACCATATCTTGATCTATTAACTTATAATTAACCCATACAAGAAGTTTTATATTAACACTCCATTCAACATGATTAATCATATTTTTTTCAGCTATTGCGGGTTCGGCTTCAAAAAACAAAACACTCTTTTTCACACTAGTAGGCACTAATGATTTTAAATCACTATTATCACAAGCGGAAGATACATTCTTACAAGTAGGAATTATAATTTCAGTATCATTTAACCCTGCTGTTTTTGTAGCTTTTGCCAATCCACCTATAGTTTCTACCCAAGTAACAGATGAAATTTTATCTTTCAAAAGATTTGCTATTTTACTTATCATATACCATTCTTTTTCAAATAATCACTTATAAATTTATTAACCTTATTCCAAAACACACCTGTCTCATTTTTAGAAGGGCTTATAATAGAACTAGCTACCGTACCACGTCTTTTTTCAACACTATCATGCCCTGAAGCAATTTTATTAGCTTTATTATCATTAAACCCAATAACAACAGTTACCTTATTCGGTTCTGAAATAGTTTTTTCTGAATTTAAGTTAAAATTATTCCACATAGCACCTGTAAACTTGAAATTCTTATTAGAAGTGCCTAAACCAGCTTTTCTTCGTTTTGCTCTATGACTTTTACTTGTATAAGGTGAAAATGAGCCACCTGTTTCACTCTTACCAGAAATAGTCCTTTCTTTTATAGTTACCGAAAGTTTTTGAGCTTCCTGTTCCATAAAAGCAACAACCGCTGGATGTAAAGTATCCACAGTAACCTTAAAATTAGCTATATAATCAAAAAACTTGTCCATTATGATAAAATACCATCTACACCCATACTATGCTTACACATAAAACAATCATTGTTTGTTATATCTACATTATCAACTATGTAAGATAATAACCCTTCATATTTTTCTTCGTAAGTGTCAATATCCGCCCTTACTTGATCTTTGTTTGTTATAGTGTCAATATTTAACTGAGGGCTTCTTAAAATATCTTGTAATAGAAGCGAAGCAGCTTTATATCTTATAGTATGTGATAACACCATTGCTAAAGGATTAGCTTCAAAATCTAAGCTATCTTTACAAAGCAACTCACCTATTTTACACCTAAGAGTTATATCTAATATAAGTCCATACATTAAATAAGACGAAGTTCCAGTAATATCAGATAAATCTGAAATATCTGACATATTAACACCCTCTACTGTTAAGTAATCACTCCATCCATAAGTTCTATCGGGAGCGTTACTTCTGTAAAATAAATTACTTGTGTCGGAATTTTCGTTGTTTTTAGGATAAATAGTGCTATCTAGTTTGAATATTAAAAAATATTCCATATTATCAGCATAGCTGTTTTCTAAAGGTAGTGTTATATTTGTAATATTGTTTTCGGTTACACCAGCTGAAGTGATTAAGGATACCGAATCAACTAATTCATTAAGATTATTATATATATATAAGGTAATAGCACCAACGCTATTCATTAAGGTAGTAACCTTATTTAGTACCAATTCCCCTGATACAATATTAGCACATTTAAGTCTTACCCCTACATAATTACCTGTAGTTAAAGTGTCTAATGTTTTAGTGTTTTTTTGTTTACCAATTTTACCATAAAACGGTTTTCTTCTTAAAGTATATTGAGAAGCCGCTAATCCATTAAAGTCTCCTTTAAAAGATAAAATAGCTTGATCTCTGGCATTACTAAAATAATTCCAAATATCACTACCTGTTTCACAATTTAATAAAGATGAAATTCTTCTTAATCCAGACAACTCATCAAGATATAATCCAGAGTTGGATATTTTCGTAGGCACTGCTTCGTAACAAGCACATGCGGTTCTTGATAAACCTATAATATTATCAAAACAGTCTAAATTTATTGACATCTTTTTATTTTTTTTTAAATAATTATAGAGTAAAAGTACAACATAAAATATCATTAAAAAATAACCATAAAAAAAAGCCTAACATTTATTTTGTTAGGCTTTTAATATTAGTTCAATTTAATGATTACGCTGGTGCGCCACAAATGAATGAAAGAACTCCTGTATTATGGTCGTCACATCCAGTTGGGTTATTAAATAAATCAGCTACTAATTTGATTTTAAAATTATGTTGAATCAAATCATTAGTTGTACAGTCATTATCATAAAATACATCGTATTTCATGTTTGGTATAAACTTACTATTCATAGTATAACGAGTAAAAACTCCATTAACTACTTCTGGTACATCGGGATTAAGATTTCTACTAGCTAAGGCTAAAGAACCTGAAGATAACATATATGTAACTAAATCGGTGCTATTAACAGCATCAATGTTTACAAGATCAAAGTAAAATCTCATTCCGTTATAAAGAATAGCATCACCTTTACCATCTGCGTTGCTTCTTTTTGCTTCTGCAACAAACATTTGTTCAAATAAATTCTGACCACTCGCATAAGCGGGAGCTGTAATTTTATTTGATTTTTCTACTCGTTTTAAATAGGCTGCTAAAGTAGCATCCCAATATGCTGGAAGGATGTATGTGTCAGTTCCGTCAACAACACCTTTTCCATTAGTTCCTAAAGTATTAACACCTTTAAAAGTATTAATTCTACCAACACAATAAACAGCAAATGCTTCTGCCATTGTTTTATCAGCATTTAGTAAATCTTTAGCTATTGCTGTTTCAATATCAAATTCGTTATCAATAAAGTCAGCTTCATCTTCAGTAAACTTAACCATTCTTTCAAATGATAAGTCATAATCCTTAATATTAGTAGAGGATTTAGCTCCACCAATTTCACATGTAACATTAGTTTCTGCGGACTGTCCACAAACATTTTGCCACATTACATCAACACCAACTATTTTGTTACGTGCCTTGCTTGGATATACTGTTGCAGTTTGTACAGCAGAAATAGCTTTAAAAATATCTACATCTGGTACAAACTGTTGTTTAATTCTATCATCGAACATTATCTCATCGGCTTTCACCCGAATGTCCGTCAAAATGGTTTCATCAAAGTAACCTGCGGTTGTACTCATAATTTTTTTGTTTTAAAAAGTTAATTAAAAATAAATAATTTGCATCAACTTTTTAAAAGAGTAGTTGCGAACTCACCATAGCAAATTTTTAGTTTGCTCCTCTTGCACTATCGTATGCCTGTTTAATGGCAATTCTCTCCTCTGGTGTTTTTGCTTCAGCTACCATTCTCGAATACTCAGCTTTATTTGTTGGTATTTGAGGTGTACCTGTATTTTTATTATGGTTTCCAGCACTTTCTTTAGAGTTCTGTGCTGCAAATGTAAAATGTTTATTTGCTAAACCTTCCACAAATGAATTAAAATTTATTAAAGCTCCATGTGGCGTTTCTAACCTTTTACCATCTTTCAATACTATCTTCTCGTTATTAACTATTTCATAATCATATTCACCCAATTTTTCAAGAAAGTCTTTTCTACGCTGTTCCCCAACAACACCTTTTTCAATATTTGGATTACGTTTTAATGTATCACTCCAAGCATCTGTTTGAACATCTTTTAGAACAGTTCCTTTGGTTTGATCCTTTTTATAATTATCAAAATCATCCATTATCTTCTGATAATCTTCTTTTGGAACTGAAGATGTTTCAAGCGATAAAAATAAAGGATGCTTTTTAATATCATCATCAGTAATTTTTATAGTTGTTTTTAGGCTATCAGCATAAGCAATATACAAATCATTACCTGTTAAATCAGAAACAAAACCTGTTTTTTCTTTAAAATCCTTTTCTTGTTTACTTAAACTTTCGCTTTTTCCTTTAGCATGGCCGTCATTAAATTTAGTAGTGCTTTCTTCTTTAAGCCTAGTAACTCTGGTAGCATCGCTTTCTATCAACAATGTTGCTGCATCTTCTTTTAATTTACCTTCTTTATCATATAAAAGAGCGGTTAGTTCTTCATCTGTCTTGTTTAACATTTTTGTTGTCAGCGACAACAGTACTTCCTTCTCGGTTGCCATTCTCTTCTTTATTTTTTTGTGTTCCTTTTCTTCTTGGTTTTACTTCTTTAAGTGGAATTTTTTTCTCCTTAATTATAGTTTTTTTAATTGGTTTTATTATATCTTTAATAAAAATTTCTTCAACTTTAGATGGAAACGCAATTTTATTTGACCTTAAATTATCATCAGAACCATTAATTACTTTAAAATTAGAACTAAAACCAAGTTTTTTTAATTTAGCCCATCCCTCTTGACTAATGTCTTGTATATTTCCGTTTTTTGTTGATTCTATTATCATTTTGTTAGTTTTGGTTTAACTAATTTAACTACAGATTTTCTGCTATCAGTACTAAGTTTATCAATATTCTCTTGAGATAACTCATTATTAGATAGCATATTTTTTATCTTAGCATATGATAAATTAAAAGGATACTCTTTTATAGTAACAATAGCAGGTTTAACCTGACTTATTTGCTCGATAATTACATCATCATTAAGGGGAATCTTAATTTCTTCAATACTAATAGGAATTTTTTCTTCCCCAATACTGGTTTCAATTAAATTTTTCTCACTATCAGCATTTGATGTTTCTGCTAAATTTTCCCTTCCACCTTCGCCGAGTATATCCCATGAATATCTACTCATATGACCTGTTCTACCATCTTTAGTATCTATCCAATAAATAATTTCACTTTCTGCCATAATTTCTTTTTCTTTTTATTAAAAAACAAAGGTACAAAATAAAAATAGCTTTGTCAAGTTTTTTTACAATTATTTTTATTTTTTATTAAAATTCTCTTTCTTTCATCTCTGTATTTTTTCAAAGTTCTATAGTAACTCATTAATACATTGGATAGTGGCATACTATCTTCAAACATTCCAAAATCTTCAATAAACAGCAATGCTGCTTGCTTTAAACTTAATGATGGCAAAACTTTTTGCGCACCTTGAATATATGAAAAAATCCAATCATCTATCTTATCATTCCTATAAATCTCCTCCATCGTCAGAATAAATGGTTTTTTTCTTGGCATAATTTACTTTTCTTTTTGCTTTATTGTATTTTTTTAATTGATTTCCTGTTAAATCTAAGTTTTTTTCTTTCGGTTGAACATTTAAAGTATTGCTACCACCGTTGGTATGTGTAACAAACGAGTTACAAATTAAACCATGTTTTATTTTAGCTTTTATAAGCTGATCTGCATAAATATTATCAGAATACCAAAACTCTACATCGTCATTAATTTTTCCTATTTTTTTAAATATACCTCTATCTATTGCGATGCACCATCCAGCTACATGTCTTGCTATCTGATAACCCTGTAATATATGATTTCCAATATCTTTTTTACCTAATGTTCTTTTACAATAAGGTGATAAAGATATAAACCCTGCCTTAAATCCTCTATATAAATTTTCAGCCCATAATGGGTGAAACTGTAAATCATTATTACATAAAACTATATATTTATTTTTGGTTTTAGAAATACCTAAATTTAAACATTTATTATAATTAAATTTAAAATCATAATTAATGGTTGTAGCATTTTTGTAAGTTATTCCCTTGATTTGCTCAACTACAATAATATTAAAGTTTATTTGATTTTTACTTAATAAAATAGATTTTATAGCATTTTCTGTAAAAAGTTTTCCTCTTCCTTTAGCATTACTTACTAATATTATATCAAACGTCATTGAGTTTCGCTTATTGAGTGTGAAAAATTATAATAATATAAAACCTTACTAATTCTTGCTTGACGTTTAATAAAACTCTTTAACTTTACAGCATATGCAGTATCCTCACCCATTTGTACATCTGGAAATCTTACCTTTTTAGCAATATCTCTTTTGACACACATAATATGATTAGGAAGTCTCTGAAAACTATTAGCTAAATTTAAATCCTTTTTGAAGCCAGCATCATAAACAACTTTTTTATATTTACCGCCCTCAATAGAAACATTTACATCAAATACAATTACATCAGCATTTACCTGAACTGCACCTAATAGGCTTTTTACATAATCGTCTGATATATCATCATCATCATCAACAAATGCCACATATTTACCCTGTGCCATATCTAAAAGATTATTTCTCTTAGTTCCTACAAGTCTTTTTTTATTATCTATTATATAAATCAATTCAACAGGTCTTTTACCTATTTGTGATTCTAATTTTTTGATTATTTTAAAACTTCTTCCCTCTATTAATCTGCGTGTAGTTCCGCAGAGAAGAATAGATAAAACAACTCTACGCCTTTGTATCATGTAATTTTATTTTTTTTGAACCACATTTTTTGCACCTTGCGCCACATTTACACCCTGAGTGAGTAAATATATTCCCACATTTTACACATATATAGGTTGCTTTCATATTATATCTTATTTTTTTTCGTTTTTTGTTTTTAGTTTACGATTACATTCAAAACTTGTAGTTAATTACTAATGATCTAATAAATTAGGCACATGGCAAACCTCATACCCAACGGTTTTTAATTTTTTATATTTTTTACTTGTTAATTTCAATAAATTAATAAACATAAAATCATCTAAGGCATATTTTGTTTCAACATACCAATATAAACCTAAACTCTTTTTATGAAGAATATTTGAAGTGCCACACTGCCCTTTTCTTTTTACATTAGCGGTACGCACATTAAATACTTTTTTACCTTTATCCCAAGAATATTCATCCAACCAAAACCAATCAAAAGTGTTGTCTATCTCATCGTTTAAGTTTTTTAGATAATCCTTATTATAACTATCATCAGAATCGAGGTAAATAATCCAATCATTTACAGCTTTAGATATACCAGTGTTTCTAACACGCCCACCCCACATCTTTTGCTTTTTAATCTTAAAAAGCCTCACTCTTTTATCACCTGTAAACTTTTTAGCAACCTCTATGGTTTTATTACAACCATCGGATACAATAATCAATTCCCATTTTTTATAAGATTGACTAATAACAGATTTAATGGCTCTTTCGAGTTTTTCCTCTCTGTTGGTTGCAGCAGTGGGGTAATCACCTAAATATGAAGGCATAATTATGCTAAAAGATGCTTTCATTTCTTACGCTTTTTTTCCCACGCCTTTAAAATAACAGCTAATTTATCAGTATCCTCTTTTGTAAGCTCTACATCTTTAGGCGGCTCTGTTTTAATTGTATGATAAATTTTTCTCTTTTTATATTTTTTAAAATATTCATCGGTAACACAATCCCATCCGTATTTAAACTTTACAATATGTATGTCACCAAAAATATCACCAATTTCTTTTCCAAGTAATATGGCTGATTTTATTGCTTCTTTCTTCGACATTATTTTCCACTTTTATATTTTTTAGCAACTATGTCTGTCACATACTCAAGGTGATGGCGGCAATTCCATCTGCCTAATTCAATTAAGGGATTATAACTTTCCTTTGTAGATGGTTGCGGAAGGCTAATGTCGTTTTTCCATGTTTTAGCATCGTCTCGGCTAAATAACTTGCCATCACGTTTGATACAAAACTCTCTGGATGTTTCAATCAACCCTCCTGTGTAAAAGAAATAATTTAATCCTAATTTGTCTGCATAGAAATTGTTTCCAGTACGCTCGAATTGCATATAAGTATCGTACACATATTGATTATAATACTTCTGCAATATCCCCGACTTCTCTCCACTTCCTACCACTATCTCCTCAAATCCTTTAGCAAACTCAGTTAAGGACTTTCCCTGTGAAAGGGAATTAATTACATAGCGTTGTAGTTCATCTTTAATCGCTGCACTTTCAACTACATTGCCTAACCAACCACCTTTAACAATAGCACCTTTAGAAATTCCAAGTTTCGTGTATAAAAACTTTAATTGATTTGTAATTTTAAGTATTTCCGCTGAAGATGCAATCTCCGTGAAATACTCTGAATGAAACTTGTTTATTTTAAATAAATCGGTTACAAGCCCCTGTAATAATGGAATCTGGTACTTTTTGTTAAACTTTTTAAAGATAGAATTTATGGAAACCCTTGATAGATTACTACCTGAAAACCTTAGATTACCTTGAGTGGTACTAAACTTAGTTAAATACGATGACAATATTAATGCCAGTAACGCATCTTGCATCTTTTTAACCTCTGCTTTTAGGTTTTCTTCAGATTTCCCGATAAATTCTATTTTCTGTTTTGATATATTATTCACTGATACAAATATACTATATTAAAATTTAAAAGTCAAGTAAATTACTATATTTCTTCTGTAATATTTGTAGGCTCTATAAACATAGGTTCTCTATCCTTTATCTCTTTTTCAATATCCTTAATTAAATCAGCTATTTTTTTATCAATAAATTTTTTCTGACGTGATTTATCTAATTCATAAAAGTTTATACCTTTATTGTCTTTAGAAATTTGAAGTGCTAAAAAATCAAATATCCATCCAAAATTAGCCCACAAAACCTTAACTTCTAAGGGTAGTAAATCACCAGAAACCAACATAGCTATTTCTTTCTCAGTTTTACCAGAGAAAGGAAAAAAGTTTCTTTCAGTTTGATATTTCATATAACCTTGTTCATCATCTGTGTACATAATACGTGCTATATCATGTTGAATATCGGCTTTTATAAAATTATCTCCTTTGCTGTCAGCAACAATCTTTAAATCATTGTAAAGATCGGTTTTTGTTTTTAATTTAAAATCCTTATTAAAAATATATTCAGAAACAAGATTTTCCTCTAAATCGGTTATATCAGCAATAGTTTGCACACCAAATTTCCAATCCTTAGAAAAAGCAATAGCTAATGGGTATAAAGCATCATAAACATTATCTAAATCAATACTTCTTCCCGTAGCTGTTTCTGCAACTTGTTTTTTACTAAATATTTCTGTATTATAAAGTGCTTCCTTACAATAAGCTGTTAAATCTTTAGTATATTGATCTTGAAATTTAACTAAATCAACAGGAGGGGATATATATTTTATAACATTATCAAAATTAATAACATCCTCTTTATTTTTAGGAATTTCAATCCACATAACATCTTGAGCGGTTTTATGAACCTCTTTTCCTGTTCCGCCACATACAGGACATTTACTACCATCAGCCCTTTGACCGTTATTACAGTCTTGAGCAGGGCATCTTCGTACAAGTTGAATCTTTTGAGGAAATGCGTGTAATGCCATAGTTAAATCTAATTCAGAATTAGCCTTAACTAACTTCATTAATATTGGCACGGCATCATCTATAGTAGATAGCTTAGTTATTCCATCTGTATATAAATCTCTATTATACCCAACCATAAAAGCTGGTACATAACCTAAATTATGTATGCTTTCTTTATGACTATATGTTTTGTTATTAATTCTAATAATTTGAGTTGAATCAGTTGTATCATTAGGATTAGCATAAACTATTTCATCTTTTGCAATATTAGGAAAGTTTTTAAGTTCATCATCCTCTAGTGTTTCTAAAACAATACTACTATTTAATCCATAAAGAGTATAACGTGTTCTCTCTTTTTTATCTCCTTTATCGTCATAATAAGTAATAATGTTTTTAGAAATTAAATACTGTAAAATACTTTTTTCACTATATTCATACATTATAGCTGCCTCTGAAGATATTTCAAAGGGATATGGAGAAGCGTGTTCAATTTTATTATCGAACCCACCCCACTCTATAGCAATGAAAGTATTAGGATCAGTATTGTTTAACTCAATCCATCTGGTCTGCATCCATTTATCAAAACTTTCATCTCCCCAAAACTTTTTAAGAATCTTCTCAAACTTATTTTTTTTCTGATTTTCATTATCTTCAGTATAAGCTAAAATCCTTTGAGCGGCATTGCTTCTTGGTACTTTATATTCGGGTTTAATTAAATTTCGTGCTACAGTTGATGTTATTTGTTGTGTGATATCGCAACGTTGATTAAACATTGTAGTACTTTCTCTTTTATTAAACCTTTTCATATAAGGTTTCATGTTTTCCCCTGTAATTAAAGCTAGGTAAAGTTCTGCTTTATCAACAGTTCTAATGTAAATAGAATGTCTAATACTTTTTTTTATTACATTTATTAATGTTTGTAGTTCATTCATGGTTATATATTTTTAGTTATTCTCATTTTTTTCTTCCATTTAGTCATAGTATCTATTTTTACTTTTCTAATTTCCTTTTGTAATATACTTGATACTTTAAACTTAACAACAAAATGCGCTGCTCTCTGATAAGTTTCTCTTTTAACTCCATCATAAAATCTTCTACCAAGTATATAATGTAAGCGAAATGAACCTAAATCTTTAATAGCTACATTATTCCCCTCACGTAGATTAAAACCTATATGTCTCACAAATGCAGCAGTTGTTGATGCTACTACAGCTCTACTAAGACCTAATTCCTCTGAAATATCATTATCTATCTCAGATTTACGCTTCTTAAACATTTTTCCGCTTGCGCCCTTTGGGCGTACCATTTTTCTTCTTTCTTCCATATTCAAAACCTTTTATAACAGCTCTTGGTGGATCACTATTTCTTAATTCATCTAATTCAGTTAATAAAACATCTTTGTCAAAATCTAAAGATAATAATGCAGCATTAATATTAGCTATATCGGACAATATTTTATTTTTCCTTTTAGTATCCATTTAATAATAAATCATCAAAATAACTTTCAAAAGCAGAGCATAAAAAATAATCAGCAGAATCAGATAAATGACCATACTTTTCGTATGCCACCTTAGTTTCTTTATCTCTAGCTATTTGTTTTTTCTTTTTACCATCAGCATCCTCGATTACAGATTCAAAATCAGTAATAAGTAATTTACATTTATCGCTAACGGTTATATCTATATTATAACCACCTTTAAATATTTTATTTATAAATACACGCCGTTGCCGTACTGGTGGGTTAGATTTTGGCACTCTTATTGACGTATTATTGAGGTAATCTTTTAAGGTAGATTCAATAACATCATAATCGTGAAAGTTATTAGCGGTTCGTCTTGATCTTCCCGAAGCATCTCCATAAATAAATAAATCACCACGCTTTAATCCAACACCATATCTTTTGATAAATTCATCACAAACATACTCAGTCATGTTTCTAGGATTTTTTAACGCAAATTCATCTATACAAAAAACATTATAAATTCCTTTTTCATTACGCTGTATTTGCCATAAAGTAGCTGGCATGTAAGGATTTACGTTAAAGTCAAAACTAAGATGATAAGCAGAACCCTTAAATAATAAATCTGATTTTATTACATGTCTTGAATATTTAAATGCTGAGTAAAATTCCTGACCTGTAACTATCCTTCCAAATTTACCTTCTACATAAATTCGATACATATTTTCATCATATATATATCGCTCTCTTAGCATTTTTTTATAAGGTGTATCTAAAAAACCATTATGTTCAAAAGTAGAGTGAATAGTGAACACATCATTAGATTTTCTATCGAAAAATACTTTTTTAAGCCAATGTGTTTCTGATATTGGATTAAAGGAAATCATTATCTGCTTATAATAAGGAGAAATACCACGTAAACGTAAATCTAACTGAGTTAAATCTCCTTCATCAAGCTCCGTAGCTTCTTCTATCCAAATAGAGGTAATATTGGTAATAGATTTTAATTTTTCAACATCATCAAGTCCAGAGGTAATAATTTCAGCACCATTGTTAAATCTAATAGACATATCGGTTTGATTAACCTTTACATAAGTGCTTAATTCTAAATCACTAATTTGATCTCTTAATAATTTAAAAACCGATTCTTTAATAGATGATTTTACCTTTCTAACACATAAAATTCTATGTGTATTTCCACCTTTAGCCTCACCTAAACATCGTGTGATTATTTTTTGTGCAATTGATACAGATTTACCACTACCAGCACCTCCATAGCTAATTGCATACCTTTTTCTTGTTTTAAAAAAAGGTATAAAGTGTTCGTTAATTTTTAAATCAATATTATTCGCCATTTATTTCTCTACACTAATATCAATCGTTTTATTCTCTATCTCTTTAACATTATTATCACCTGTGAGTGCTGTTAAATTAATAGTAATGCCTTCACTATTTTCGACTTTAGATTCTACCCTGCTAATCTTAGGTTGGGAAAATTCTAAAATTTGTAACATTATTTTTAAATATTCTATACCATGCAAACCTCTTAGCTCAGCCTGAATTTTCTTTTTTTGACCATAATTAAAATGCTCAATCCAACCCTTCATCCTTTCGGGGTCAGCTATCTCTTTTGCAATCTCTTTCTTTTTCTGCTTTTTTAATTCACCAGAGAAACGTTTATAATCCTCTGTTCCCCTTCGGTAAGGGTTTTTACCTTTAAATTTAGGTTCTGGTTTATTACGACCATTTTCACCCACGTTTACACATTCTTTGCAGGCAATATTATAACCATCGGCTACCATTCTATCTTTATGGAACTCCTCAATCTTTTTTAATTTCCCACAAATGCTACACTTTTTCTTTTGTACTGCCATATAAAAAAATAAGAAAAGTGGCAATGTTAATCCTTCTCTCTCTAATCTTTCTACACTTTAACATCACCACGTAATCTCAAAAACTAATTATTAACTAAAAACTTAAAATGAAAATACAAATATAATACAATAAAACATAAAAGTCAAGTTTTTTTAGGATTATTTTTGATTATTTTAAAGTTAATACTATTTTAGCTTTTTAAAATAATTTTTAATAGTTCCTATTTTAAAATGTTTTCTCTCATCATTAGTTAATTTTCTCCTTTTGCCACATATTGAACATTCCATTTTAGAAAATTCATTTGGATAAGTTTGAGTTATTTTATAATTATGTTTACCGTCATTTAGACAATTAGCTTTTTCGGGTTCGTAAAAAAATAAAACAGATGTTTCAAACACAAATGATTTACCACAATATTTGCACTCCATTTCATGTTTTATACCTTCCTCGTATCCAAAACCATCATCGTGGTTTACATCAAGTTCTTTTCCGCAATAAGGGCATTCTAAATCTTTTGTTTCCATAATTTTATTTTTAATACCCCCACAAACAGGCAACACAGCAAAATCCATTATATTGAGTTTCGTTATGTTTGCGCCCGCAATGTGGACATGTTTTTTCTTCTTTTTTATTAGGTTTTAGGTTGTTGGTTTTTTTCATTAATTATTTATTTTATACCTTATTAGGTACAATATTATCCAATGAATGATATATCATACCTTATTGGGTATAATACCACTTAATGAATAATATATCATACTTTATTTCCAATTATCAATAGTTTTTCTTAACCCAACTTTAAAATCAGTAAATTTAATCCCAAGTTCTTTTTTAACTAAAGAATTATCAATTTTAAAGTTAATAATATCACCTTCTTGCCAATATGTATATTCAACTCTATTTTTACCTGAATCATCATTAATAATAGTCTGAATCTCTCGAACTAACTCATGTAGGGTAATAGCTTTGTTATTAGCCACATTAAATATACCACAATCATAATCTATTGCAGCAATATTAGCGAAAACTACATCTTTAACGTATGTAAATAACCTCTTTTGTTCACCATCACCAAAAATAGTCATTGGTATCCCATTAAGCATATTATTGATAAAAATAGCAACAACCCCGCCTACATTAGAGCAATCTTGTCTTTCTCCATAGACGTGAAAGTATCGTAGTATGGTAGCATTTAATCCATGATGTTTGGCATAGAGGTTGACATAATTTTCACCAGCTAACTTAGAAATACCATAGTAAGAACAAGGGGTGCGGTAAGTGCTCTCACATAAAGCAACCTTATGTTCACCATATACGCTACCAGTAGAGGCATGTATAAATTTCTTAACATTATATTTTTTAGATAATTGAAGTAGGTTTAATGTTCCTTTGGCATTTACATCACAGTCTTTTTTAGGATCGGCTAAACAAACAGTCTTTTTAGAAGCCATTTGGTTAAAAACTATTTCAGGGTTGTAATTCTTAAAAATCCATTCTAATAACGGAGTATCTAATATATCGCATTTTATAAATTTAAAATACCTTAAATCTAAATGCTGTATATTTTTCATCTTACCCGCAGAAAGGTTGTCTATTCCTATTACATCATATCCTTTAACGATTAACTCCTCGCAAAGATGTGAGCCTATGAAGCCTGCTGCTCCTGTAACTAAACATTTCATATTCTTTTTATTTTATTTTCTACAAATATACAACACCAAAATGTAAAAGTCAAGTAAATTACAAATATTTATTCCTTACCATATTTATAATTATTACTTTTTCTCCTGATACCATCTTCATTGGCAGTTGGGTTTTTATCCCATACCTTATAAAAATTAGGTTCATATTTAGTTAATGCTATGCTCATCCGCTTAGACTTATCTTCGGATTCAGCAAGTAGGTTTCTAACTTTTTTATCTAATTCTGTATCGCCTTGAAATAAGTCATTAATCTTTCTTAACACCTCGCAAGGACTTCTATAAACACTAAAATTATTCATGCTCATAATTATGCAAATCTATCTGTACCATGTTTATAAATATCGAAAAATTCTCCATGTAATAAATCCCAATAAAATATCGGAAACCAATGATGGGTACACTCAGCAGCGTAACGCCATCGAACGTAGTCAAAACTAAGCTGGTCTCTGGTACTGCCATTAATAACTTCATGCCACCACAATCTTTCAAATTTAGCAACTTGCGTATTATGTTTTCTGCCAATGATACCAGAGGCTGATAATCCAAAATTCTCAGGCAAGCCTTGTTTTTTGTAACGTTCTATCTGCGGATTTACATTATAGTCTTTATCAATATTTTCCCTAACTACACAAGCAGCTTCTTGGTAAATATCAGTTCGGCAAGGGTGTTTCATTAAATTAAAGTCCTTACTCGTATCAAATTGCTCTCTCACAAATTTATCTAAGTCACCTTTAACTTCAATCTGACCACCGACCATAATAGAATAATCATACTCGGGGAGATATTTATGGGAGTTGATATATACATGCCTTGCTGCTGAAAAATTAGGTAAATCTAAATCTACCTTTCTTATTTCCCAATCTTCACTTGTAATATCATTATTGGTGAAGCAGATATAATCCCAGCCTTTTGTTTTAGTGTGAGGTTTTCTCAGTTTATCGTATCCACCGAAGTTTACTGTAAAAATACATTTTTTCATTTAATTATTTTAATTTATATGTAAAGAAAACCACTAAAACTGTACACATTTAACTTATATGTACATAAAATAGTAAAATCTGTACATGTTATTATTATTTAGAAAAATCTTTATGTTTAATTTTAGTAATCACACGCTCGCCTTTTCTATTAAATAATTCAATAAGTGGCTTCATAACTAAGCCTTCTGCAATATATTCTTTATTATCAGCAATAGTTGACTTAAAGCCATTTTTTACATACTCAATAGCCTGTTTAAGTTTCCATATTCCAATAATGGGAACTATCTTAATATTTAATTTAGTTGCAATATCTTTTATTACATCTCTTGTAAGCCACCAATTGCCTATTTTTACATCAAATAAAATAAAGTCAGCTCTATTTGGAATATAATTACCGCCTTTTTGTATTTTTTTACCATATCCCTCACCATATAAACAAACATTATTAGAATCAGAAAAACACTCTTCCATTATTTCATTTGTAAAAATATCTTGTAAAACACTAATTAAAATAGTTGGTATTTGAGCATTGTCGGTTTTACCACTAAATCTAACATTCTTACCATCCCACATAATACGAATATTTGTACCATCAATTTTTTCAGTACATACCCAATCAACGTCTTTTAGTAATTTAAATTCAGGTTTTGACCAAATTCCCTCAAGTAGTGTTTTATAGTTATTTTCAGGGTCTCTTAAATAAACTGTTTGAATTTTTTGATATTGTTTCATTTTGTTTAAGTTTTTTGTCACAAATATACGGTATATTTAAGACAAATTTATTTATTCAATAATTTTTGGAATTTTATCTTCTGACTTTAATTTTTTCCTAGCATAATCTAAATTAGGATGATTTTCCATTATATATTTCATGGATTTAAAATCATTTCTCCAATAATTCCAATCTGACTTATATTCGGGTTCTTCTTCTTTTATCCCTCTAAATGATTGATTAACCCAATATAATTCACTCACTCCATTTAATTGCCATGTACCACCATAGTATTTAAATGTTACTCTATTTGAAAACCCTCTCATATAGTTTTCGTCTTTAAAAAACTCAGCCCATTTATTAGAAAGATATCTTACATTACCTGTTCTATAATTGTTAGCTAATTCATATATTTTCGATGTTTTATATTTATCTATTTTTTTTATTAGCCTTTCTATTAATACAAAAGCTAATAAAAAAAATATAACGCCTAATATAAATCCTATAATTCCCATAATATTGTTTTAAATTTATTTCTTTTCTTTCTCTCTAAAATAAGCACAAGCTACAGCAAAAAAGCTAGATAGCATATATATATCTCGGATATAATGAAGTGAATTATTAATATTCTTTTCGATATTAATACGCTTTATACTACCCTTTTTTGCTTCAATATATTTCTCCACAACAAATACCATTTCAGATTGATCGAAAGGAGATGTTTCAGAGCGGTTGGTTATTTCTTGGAGGTTCATAATTGATCTTTAAATATATTCCAATCCATTGTTACATTATCACCGTTTAGGTTAAATATTTCACCGTCAACTTCATGTAAAAAATCAGGTAACTTTAAAGAAGTTTTCCATCTAATTTGTTCTCTGTGCCAATCCCCTAAAAACACTTTTATATATGGAATGGTAAAAGTATCATCTCTGGCTCGAAACTCAATTAATCCTAATAATTCATTTAATGGGTTCATGGGTTTTTTTATTTAAGTTCAAGATCTTTTATAACGTTTTTAAATTTTACAATAATTTCGAGTGATGTATTTTTATATATTAAAAGATTTACAGCTATTTTAAGATAATCTATTAATATTTTTTTATCAATAAGTAAGTTTTGGTACTCTAATTCTTTTATAGCTGATTCTTTGGGTAGTATTTCTTTGAGTTTGTAGATGTAGCCTTCTTCGCAACGATGTGTTAATTTACCTATTTTTTCGTATAAATTTCTATTATTACCAGTACAGCTATATAATGGATTACCGTAAAAAAAACAACCTTCGCAAGTTTTATATTTTGACTTTACCGCTATAAAATCCTCTGGTGTTAATTCTTTATTTTTCATTTTTTTGTGTTTTAGTTTAATTTACAAATATAGTCAATTAAGACTAATCCCGCTTTGTGATTTATTTTTCTTTTATTAAGTAACCATTTTGTTAAACTATCTTTTGTTTCTGCTTGTAGTTATTTTTAGTAACTAATGGAAATGAATTTTGTTTCAACAAAGATAATATAATAAAATAGTAAAGTCAAGTAAATTAGGAAATATTTTTAAAAAAGTATTAATTAATAACTTATATATACGACAAAAAGCCCCTGTTGGGGAATGTGTTTAAAAATAAGATAAACTTATAAAGTCTATAAGTTCCTCCTACATCTAATATTCCAATTCAATATTAATAGAAGAATGTGAGGGGAGTTCGTATGTAGATTTCTTCATATGTTTATCCCTTGCTGAAATAATATCCTTATTATCGGGATATACATTTCTCTCGCTATTCTTCTTACTAACCGATTTGAAATATTCACTCTTTTTTTCTTTTAGCCCTTTAAAATAATTTGAGTAAAGACATTTAATACTTAATCCGAGATGAACAATTCTGCGCCCGCCTCTAAAGTAAGAATATCCTTTATTATAGAGATTCCATACATTAACCATACTAGGAGTTGCTGCTTCCATAGAAATAACACGCTCCTTTATACTAATATATTCCATTTTTTCCATAATATGTAAGTAACGAGCTGCTGTAGCTTTACTTACTCCCCATAATTTTGAAATGCTAAAAGTCGAAAAGTGTATGCCTGTACGAAATGTTTCTTGCCTCTTTTGTTCATAACGTTTTTTGTAACGTTTCAGATCTTTCTGAGACACAAGATTATTTACTTTATATTGCATGCCATTTTCAGTAGCGTGCCTGCACTTTTCTAACCAACTCTGCTGAGAGTGGTTATATTCTATTATTTTTGATAATATTCTAAATTTTAATTGTTTAAAGGTAGTCCATGCTTTAACATCTACTAAAACATATTTTGAGGAGACTTTATGATTATTACATACCTTTAATTGACCTCTAAATAAGAGATTCCCGTCTCTTAATTCAGTCATTCCGTTTTTCTTTAATATAGAAACGTATTTACGAACTGTGTTTGGTGATAATCCAGATAATAATGATATTTTCTCTGGGCTGTAATTATAAATAATACTCTTTTTAAATTTACTTTTAATCAAATAGTATAGCACATAGCTGTTTAACTCAACCGCTCCATGTAGTTGTTTAAATAATTCAGGTGCTATATTTATCTGTTTACTTTTTTTAATGGTATTATTTTTAACGAGTTTTTGATTCGCGAATTACAAAGATACAACACTTTAGGGCTGTAAAAAATTACAATAAAAAACTACGTT